TCACGTGGAACGTTTGGCTGCAATTCATCCGCTAGCGGTATGCGCTCGATAGGCGGTACGAAGTCCTGACGCTTGGGCCAGAACTTGTAACGCTGCACAACCTTCGATATAATCGGATCATCTGACAGCACGCTTGTACGCCTTACGTGGTTTTGGTTCTGTGTTGCCTGTGCGCTCTTCTAATCTTACCAGCCGCTCAATAATCTCTACGATGCGCTGAGTGATAAGTTCATCTGATTTCTTGAGAGCAATGATTTCATTGGTTGTATTGCTCATGACTTCGTGCATGGCTATAACATTGTCACGGGTTTCTCTAAAGTCATTTACTAGCGACTTAACCCAAAAGCCAATAATCGCAAGCATACTGCTAATCATTACGCCGAATAACATCTCTACGCTCACGGCTGCGGCTCCTCATTGTTAGGCAGAGCACGATAGAAAATGCCTTCGCTTTCTTCCCACCAATCGCCGATCCCTGCCCAGTCGTTAGCGATCATAATCGTCCCGTCATCTGGGGGCCGCCACGTTTCAAGCGAACCGTTCCATAGGCACGTATTATACACTACGTTATCCTTGACCATTGCGTATCGTTTAGGTTCCACTATAACCCCTAGCAAAATGTAATTATCAAAGCGTAGCCGTCACCTCCACGACCACCCGCTCCAGCAGCAGATCCGTTACGAGATGCACCTCCCCCACCGCCACCCGCTGCACGTCCTCCATTACCACCGTTCGCGCCCGCTATCGTAGCTCCTGCATTGCCAGCAGCACCACCTCCCCCACCTTGCGAGCGAAACCAAAAGTTTACTAGTTCATTTGTTGCCGTTTGGAAAACTTCCGTACCATTATCACCCGCAGTACCGGATCCCCCAGTTTTTGCACTTTGCGCCGCTATCAAACTAGCGCTGTTGTTGGAATTTTGTATAGCGTGTACAAAGCCCGAATTTTGGGGATTGTTCGCTGTAGTAATTGAACCGCCTGCCGAGCCGCCCGTATTTATCATTGTTGCATAGTTCGCCGTCATCGCCGTAGGTGCACCCGACACACTAGAACTTTGCCCGTTCCCATTTACCAAACAACTACCCCTTGTAGTATTTTGAAAAACAGGTTGTCCAAACTGCGATGAAACATAGCTACCAACTATCGCAGGTGACGTCAATGTTAAACTGCCGTACGAAAATGCGCCTTGTGTTGTCGAGTTTGTACCTCCAACTGCACCGCCCCCACCATAAGCGCGCGCTAGTGTTGCAGAAGGTGAAGCCCGCACAATTAACGTACTTCCGCCCGTTGATGCATCGCCGCCGCTTGATGAATCGGCAGCAGCAGCAGCGCCTCCGTTACTTCCCGAACCGATTGTAACGGTCAAAGTATCTGGCAATGCAGACGCTTGGATTTCATGGCATGACAACAAACCGCCGCCACCGCCGCTCCCTCCAGAAGATGCGGTATTGACTGCATATCTTCCACCACCGCCTCCGCCTCCGCCCGCTCCCAATAAGTAGAAACGGACTAGCTTTGCGCCTGCTGGCTTTGTCCAAGTGCCGTTAGCTGTAAACTCTTGTATGTCTACGCTCGCAGACGGTAAGGTATCACCGCTTTGCAGTTCCTTCAATTCGCCGGAATAAACACAAAGAGGATTCTTTACTGCCATAATTAAGCGAGCGTAATTGGTTGCTGTTCTTCAAAGTTGATTTCGGTTGCAGACAAAGCAATTCCGATTTCCTGCGAGATATAACCAGCCGTGCTAGGGGCCGTGGCTGTCGCAGCTCCGGCAGTTGCACCGCTCAAATAGTAAGCAGCACCCGGCGTTAAACCTGTAAGTCCTGTAATCGTGCCGTCGAGATATACCGTTGCGTTGTTAGGTGACGTTGTGCCTGTCAATACAAAACCATGTGCACGCCGTCCATTGCTAGCGTCTGCCTTGCGTGCCTTGACAGTGCCGGAATCGTTAAACAGATTAACGAGGTTACCAGCCGATAGGTTCTCTGTTGTTGCTGCCACCTTAGTAGTAGCACCTATCCCAGTGGGCAGCGTTGAAACATCTAGCTTGCCCGATCCGTCGAGAGCTACAATCTTGCCCGCTTCCGTTGCGCCTGTAGATGATACGGTCGCTTCGACTTCTGCGAGCTGTCCGCTATTGTTTTTTATATACTTGTCTGCCATTGTTTACACCGTTTGTATGATTGTGTCTATGTCAATAATTAGCGTTGTCGCTGTGATTGCTTTTGCTACGTGCACTACGATACTACCACCCGTCGGAGCGGTCTGCGTTAGCGATCCGTTAGCCCCTAGATAGATAGCGCCTTTTGTCCAGTTCCACGAAGCATCGGTAATTTGTCCGCTTGTTTTGATAGTGATGTTTTGCCCCGTGCTTGCCGCCGTCGTGCTTATGCCTATGACTACCGCATTCGCAAGCGAGTCCGGCGTAGCGTACTTTGCAAGGCCGCTAGAATCCGTTGTAATGCATCGTAAAGCAGATAAGCTAGTAGATGCTACCAGCGTCGTATCAATCGCCGCAGGAACGATTCCACCGCTAGCAATGTCAAGCGTGACGTCGTAGCTCTGCACGTTAACAATTGGCTGCGATTGCTTCACATCAACTACTAACGTGTCCTGCTTGATATTGACTACGCTTACGCTCAAGAGGTAACCTCGTCTACTACGTTAACATCGCCGCGTAAAAGCTCCGTGACAACGCTACTGATCGTAACTTCTAAATCCCATTTATACTCAGTCGTCGTTACTAGCGATGCAGTCTCGGCACTTGTTAGCGCAATGCTAAACGTGCCCGCTGCCGCATTGACAATAGCACAGGTAAACGTAGCCGCAAGCGTGCCCGATACCGTACGCACTTGAGCAGCGAAGGTATAGCCAGTGATGTTTTGTACAGCGCCGTTGACTTTGTACGTAAGCGTACGAGCAAAAGCAGCGCCCTTGCGAATCTGCAAGTCTACTCTTGCGCCTGCGTTAGATAGTGTTATCATGTGCTTTCAAGTGAGATCACCACGAGGCCCGAAGGCCCCGTAGTCATGTCACTTTAGACAATAAGATTAGCAGCAAGGCCACGTTGCGTAGCGTTGTCTTCTGTTGTAAGCGGATTGTAGAGATGCGCTGTGCAAGCACCGAATGTACCTGTTGAGCCATCACCTGCCGTAGCAACTACGTCGAGGTAGCGCTTGCGGCCTTTGAGGTCAATGAAGAATCCGAAGATCTTGTTATCATCATCTGCGCTAGGAAGTGCCGGAGCACCTGTCGCGCCATATACAGCACCTGTAATATCAGCTGCTCCGCTCATGCCTGAATCGTCAGACTCTTGCACCTTAAGCGCAGTCATAGCAATATCAGTCGCGCCGAGTGCAAAGTAGATAGCTACCTTGTTAAAGCCGAGCGTGTCGATTGTTGTTGTAGCGAACGAAGCGTTATCCTTGATAGCGGCAGGCGGCGTTACGTTTACAACCTTTACATTTTGCAAGTTATTCATTTGGTCACCTTATGAGTTCTTTGTTACAAGAGCTGCAAGTGCGCCGCGCTGACGGCTTGCCGCTGTTGCTGAAGCGTTACCGATATTCCACCAGTTTACGCCGTAGCGAGCTGTGGACTTGTTGTATTGCGTGTCTGTCAGGAAGCCGACTTCTTGTGAGCTTGTGATAGACAGACCGCGACGATCGCCAAACAAACCAGCTTGAGCAGCATCACCATAGAACAGTACGAACTGGCTGTTCTCCGCTGTGAGCAATGGCGTGTAAAGCTCATCTGTAAAGACAACTTCCGAACCGTTGAAGAACTGACGTGTTACGCCATCTACAAGCTGCGTTGTTGTGTTACCACCCGATGTTTGGATGAGAGGTACAATCGTGCCGTACCAAATCTGCGAAGGAACGTAGAAGCGGTTATTCATTCCGGGGAATGTAGCAACCTTGGCCTGAGTCTTGATAATATCGCCGAGTGTGATAGTAGCAAGCGTTGCGCCTGATGCTACTTGCACGCCTGCTGCGTATGCCTTGTTAGCATCCGTAGCCCATGTACCGCCGATGTCAGTAACCAGCTTCTTGAATGATTCGGTCAAACCTACAAGGTTGTTGTACGTTGATGTACCATCGCCCAAGAAAGCAACCTTGTCTTCTTGTACAGCGTGTGCATAGCCGTGATCCTTTGCGATCTCTTCTGCGATTGCTGCGTATGAATCTTCGCCTAGTTCGATTGTGTTCTGTGTAAGAGCGCCGAACTTCTTGGCTGTAAGCTGAACGCCGCTGAACTGCACATCTGAAGCTGTATAGCTCTGGCCTTCGCCGAGTGCGTATACAGCCGTGCCACCTACGTTGCGATTGACAGTACGTGTTTCGCTGTTCATAGATACTACATCCATGATACCACGAGCTACGCCGCGCTCTTCGCGATAATAGAGGATAGCTTGATCCAATTCATCAACAACAGTCAAACCGCCGAGCGAGTTGCTCGTTGTTGCCATTGTCTTCTGCATTGGTACGCCGTTATCCTTACACCATTGAGCGGAGTTAGCATCGCCAAGGTAAGCTGCGATTTGGCGTCCTGCCTTGTATGCTGCCTGTCCTGCTTCGCTGCCGAACTGCTTGAATGCCTTGCCGCGGTAGTGCTGGCCTGTGATCTTTGCGCCTTCTGCAACGAAACCAGAAGGAACCGGAGCCGCTGTCTTAAGTGCGTTAAGATCTGAAGCGTTCTTTGTCTTCATATCGTTAAGCGCCTTCTTTTGTTGGATGATTGTCATGATACGAGCGAGCTTGGCTTGTGCCTTTGCTGCACCCTCTACGGCTGCCGATACTTCTTCTACTTCGGCTGTTTCTTCAGATGCTTCTGCTAGAAGCGCCGCGATCTGTTCGCGGATTGTTGCTACTTCGGCTGCCATTGCTTCTGGTGTCTCAAACGTACCAGCGAGAACGGCATCCAAAGCGGCGAGGATTTCTTCCCACGTCATTAGATTATCTCCATTGTGTTGATTGTTTGCATAAGCGATAGGAGCTGCTTGCGCTTTAACTCCTTATCGTCTGCCTTTGGTATTGGGTCTGTCTCGGCATGAAGCTGATACAGATTTTTCGACACGTCTTTCAATTGATCGGCAAGTGAAAGAATCATGCCTCGGATTCGAGAGTTGAGCACACGGCCTGCTTTACTACGCATATCCGCGTATGCTTTGGCGTGTTCTTCTGACTGCTTGATAAGCGTAGCCGCTATATCGAGCTTTTCTTCGAGTGTCATAGCTTTTACATTTGATGTCATGGTCATAGGATTCGCCCCTACCGTAACCGGTGACCATTCGATAATGTTTAGTTTGTTGAGTTCTTTTGTACCATCTGCTAGCGGCGTTGTCTCAACTTCTTCATATCCGAAGCTGTATTCATCGACGCTACCAAACTTAATATGCTCGTATGCGTCCTTGCCGTCGGTTGTGTTGAGATTAAACAGGCCCTTAACATAGAGCGCACCGTTATCGCGTAGACGCTCTGGCAGACGTGAGTCACCCGCTGGTATCTCTTCTGCTAGTACCGTCTTCCCTATCGGTCGCTGCATATCGTGCTGCCATACCATCTTGGGTAGCTTTGCTTCTATGCTTTCCTTGAATGCGCCGTAAATAACACGATCGCCGTATGAGTCGACATTGCCGAAAACGCTCACGAACGCTTCAACGCTGCCCTGCTCATCCGCCTTAAATTCTACTGGTATGTTCTTGTACTTCATTATACGTCGCTCGTTATTCTTGATTTGCGAACAGGTCGTAAAGTGCATCGGCAGTTAATCGCTTCGCTTGCATCCCCAAGGCCGGGCCCATCGCCTGCACCAGATACGTACTTATCAAATGACTCACCTTCTTCTATCCATTCGCCGTCTAATTTAACGTGTGTATCTCTTACTAGATTATCACGCTGCGAAAGCCACACTTGCACGACCTTACGCTTTGTGTCTTGCTCGCGCTGATTTACACGCTTAACTGTTTGGTTCTGTACTACGCTCGCCTGCGCTTTGCAGGTTGTTGTAGCGATCATCTTTGCGCGTGACGTTGTAAGCTCTGTAAACTTCTTTTGGAGCGCTGCTTGCACGTCAGCTACTGGCTTGCCTGCATTAGCTTCTAGCACCTTCGCCACGTCTTTGCGCGTAGTCTTTACAGATTCCGTCATGCTATCAGTCATCTTCCGAATCTGCTCGTCGCGGATCTGATCGGTAAAGCTCTGTACTAGCGTAAGATCACCTCCTACGCTATTAAGTACAAGCTCTATAATCTTGGCGCGTAATATGTCTTGCGTGCCACGATTTGCAGCCATAAACTGTTTGACAAGCTCGGCGATGTTGATTGCATCTTCTGGAGCTTTGATACCCTTTGATTTCACCTGCTTCATAACCGCACGCTCTATGCGCTTCATCACTTCCGCCACATCGGCTTCTGTGGACTCTACGGCTTTGAGCACTACATCTTCTTGCGTCTGCCAGTATTTAACCGCTTCTGGCTCGTGCCACTTTACCTTGCGACCTTCTACGCTTTCGATAGGGTCTACGCTTTGGATAGGTGCGGATGCTCTGCCTTCGCGCTCGTCTTCGTTGTCCATCTGACCGACTAGCTTATTTGCCCACGTCTGCCCAGCATCACCACCCCACAATGCCCACGCTATGCGCCCTGCGCTGGGGAAGCCGTCCTGATCTGGCTGCCATCCTTCCCCCTGCTTGTCTATTTCGTGGCGTGCAAAGTAGGAAGCCATACGACGCGCTGTATCGGGTGATACATTACGACCATTAGACAGATCGCGAGCACGTGCCACACCTACTTCTGTTCCGCCGCGTCCATATTCTTCGCGCCATTCAAGACCCTTCGCTGCTTCATCGCGAACACCCTGCGGAGGGCTGAAGTCTATATCTTCGTATGGGGCTTTGAGCTGCTTTGCTTCTGGCTCTGGAGCGCTAAAAGCACCAAAGCCGCCGGGCTGCGGTACGACTTCATACGAGTATTTATCGCCGTCCTCTACTGGCTCAAATCCAAGTTTGGCGCGGCTCTCATTAAGCGTGATTAGGTTCGCGTTAAACTCTGCAATAACAGGATAGATAACAGCATCCACGTCGGGCTGCAATGCTTGTACTTGTCCCAAATCAAACTGCAATTGAACGTCTGGGAATTCCTTACGCAACCCCGATTCAAGCTGCTCTTCAAGCGCATTCCAGAACGGCACGCGTGTGAGCGTCGTGAATTCTTGATAGGCGCTAGCTAGGTTGTTGTAGGTACTGCGAGCCAGTCCTGCGCTCGTAAGCACTACCGCCGGATGGATGCGGAATGCACCGCAGATCGAAGTCTCAAGCTCTTGTATCGTCTCAATAGCTTGCAACTTCTGTGCATCCAATCCCATCTGCGTATAATTCATACCAGAGCCAAGCACAAGCGGGTCTGTACGCTCACGTCCGCTTGCATCCTTACGCTTGCGTAACTGCGCTTTAAGCGACTCTACGGTAGCAATAGGAATATCGCCCGGAGCTGATAGCACTCCAGACGGTACGGCATTAGAAGCCACAAGCGAGTATATCGTAGCTTGCAGTTCGTTGTATGTGTTAATCTTATCCCATGCCACGCTGATAGGGCTTATGCCCTTGTGCATATTGACCGGATCGCGATACGCTGGATTCTGGATATGGATAACGTCATCCGCGGGCCAGTCCTGCGTTATGTTGCCTGATTGGTAGCGGTAAGCGTAGACCCATCCCAGATCGTTTAGCAGCGGCGCAACGTGAGCATCCGAGTAGGGATACAGCTCAACGATGTTACCCATTGCCGAGCGTACCTTGACGATGTAGGCATTGCCGCTAATCGCTAGGTATGTCCAGACGATCTGCCAAAATTCAGCTTGGCCCATCCGAGGATTGGGCTTGCGAAATAGCAGACTAACGGGGTGATTACGATTGATCGTACCATCGTCGTACATCGCAGCCAAAGGCGGCTCGTTGAGCGTAGATGCGTAAACACCGACACAAGCCGCTACAACTGGGTTGCGATTAAATCCATGTTCAACGTTGGCAAGGTAACCAGCTTTTGAAGGATAGCCAATTCGCCCTCCGACTTGCGTGCCGTTAGGGCTTGGTAGTGCTTGGTTGTTACGACCAAAGATTTTTTGGAAGTAATCGGCTAATGCCACTTATATCTCGTAAACGTAAGTATTTGATTCGTGTCCGTTTACAGCGTAGATGAGAGCATCGACCATATCGTCGGGCTTCCCATCTTTGCCGTCGAACATAAGGAGCTGCTCTGTAAATTCCAAAGGTACGTTATTAACGTGCTTAATATACCCGTGCTCATACTTGCCTGCGATGGGTAGAAAGCGGGTTAGCTTATTGCGACCGCGTGGATTGACACCCTGAATGTTGAGCATCGTCTCGGCTCGAAGCTGTTGCACCATCACTTCTTGATATGCCACGTTCTCAACGCACACCCTGACCGCATTCCAGTTGTACGCCGTCTGCTTGATCTTGTCTTTGGTCTCGTTAAATGACCACTTGCCAAATACTACATCAGCGACGTAATATGTCGTACCGCGCTTGCCTACCACCACGATAGCGCGATCGTCTGCATTGGACTTCATACCTACTGCCAAGTCTACGCCGATAACATACGTTATATCCTCGTCTGGTAGCAGTGCGTATTGCAGCCACTCCTTACGCATGATACGTCCCATTGGCCCGATGAACTCGCCCTCCAATTCCTGCCGTGCAAACTCGCTCGTATACGTCTCTTCTAGGTTGCGTACGTACTCGCTAGGCAGGTGGATATTGTCCCGCGTCTTGGCGGTCACAACGTAGTAGTCTGGATTGCCCGCTGTGGCCTTGCGGAAGATGCGCTCGTATACCCAGTTGGTATCTCCGTTAGGCGATGTGGTTATCCAGCATCGCGTAGGGTCACGGCGGATACGACCTAGCATAACATCCCACGTCGCACCATCCATGTAGTCCGCTTCGTCCAACCAAAACCAGTTTAGGTTAGGGCCGCGCAGGGAATCGGGCTTGTCTGCCGATCTCCAGAAGATCGTAGTACCGTTTACGAGCTTTGTCACACCTTCGCTCTTGTTATGCTCTTCTACGTACTGACTGAACAGATCGAAGAAGGTTAGCTGCGTAGCATCACGGAGCATTGGGTACGTTGGTGCTAGGATCGTGCCATACGTGCCAGCAGGCTGCCGTAGAACCTCCACGCAGCCCGCAAGCGTCTTACCTGATCCAATCCCCCCTACGAATCCCCTATGCCTCGCCGGATTGCTCCAGAAGTCTATCTGTGCTGGTAGCGGGTCGGCTATCTCCAATTTCGCCATTGTCTGCTTTCAAGGGTTTGCGAATTACTACTTCTATCTCTTGTACGCCGCTGGTTTGGTGCACCTTATCAGACTGGCCTAACCTGTTAGCACCTAACCACCGCAGCATACCAGCGTCACCGTCCATAGCTTTCTCGTACTGCCGCTTATGCAGCGCACGCCGTCCGGCTGCTTGACCGGCTTTCCAGATGTCGTAGTATTTGTTGTAGATAGTCTGATCCGAGCAGCCGAACTCCGTAGCAATGTCATCTACGGAGCAGCCCTCCTTTGCCATCTGATAAATTAAATCCTCGTCTAATTCTATTCTTTGTCGTGCCATATTTGGAGCTTCCAACTAGTTACCAAATCATCCAAAATTGCTACTTGATTTCTTCCACTTGCACCGTAAAGTTAACATCCAATAGCGACTCCATCCGCTCGACGTATTCACGGAAGTTAACATCTACCTCCATCTGGTCTTTTATCTTGCGTATGCCGTGCAATACAGTTGTGTGATCTTTGTTAAACAGCCGCGCTATCAAAGAGTTAGTCAAGCGATATTGGTTGAATAGGTAGTACATTAGCAGGTAACGGCACTCGACTACCCAAGCGTGCCTGTCTTTTGTGCAAAGCTGCTGCCATGTGCAGTTATACAATTTGCAGAATTGGTCTATGAGATTGAGAATTGCTGGATTTTGTGTGTTAGGTGTCATATGCCTTGCTTTTATGTGATTGAGTGCTTCTTGGACTTCTGTTATGTGATTAGGGATGCTGTCGCGATTTAGCGCAATCGTTAGGTAATTTTGCATAGTACGGCGTGACTGCTTGCCAAACAAGCCCCGCTGGTTAGCTGCCCACGATACAAAGCGGTGCTTGTGAATTTCGTGGTAGTGCAGGATTAGTTCTGTCATGCTCATCACCGCTGTTAGGTGGTTCGCTTTGCCCATATTTTACCCTCCGTTGTAAAATGTTATTCTTTGTCTGTGTGTAGAATGCGTTTCTTGGGCGTTTCCAGCCCCGTAGACGCGTTTTTATTCGTTGTTTGATACTTTGGACAGGTACAGAGCTTTCATGCGCTCTATTTCAATTTCTGATGGTAGCTCCTTTTGGTACAATTCGACCACCTGCTTGGGCAATCCTGCGGGCTTTGTGCGAATTGCTGCTTGCGGATCGACCTTAGCGTAGGTTGTTTTGTTCCTGTTCCAGTTGCGAACCGTTGCTTTCCAATCCTTCATCGCGTTTTTACCCACCTTCCAGCCGTTAGCCGTGTAATGGTCGTAGCACTTCTGCGCTTCATCATGCGTGCTGCCTAGCTCTTGGAAATAAGCTGCCATTTCCTCAAAACTTGGGCGCGTGAATGCGCGTGAGCGCATACTCACACTATCTATACCTTCTTCTATTCTTTCTTTCTTACCTTCTTTATATTCTTTACTTCTTATGATAGTGTTAAGCGTGTGTTGATCGTGTGTTAGGCGTGTGTTAGGCGTGTGTTGATCGTTGTTTTCACGTCCTTGTAAGTCTTCATAATTCAATATCTTAAGGCGTGTTGCTCCTGTGTTGCTTTTCACGCTTATCATTCCATCGTTTTCAGCATACTTCAAAAACGTTTTTACGATTTGCACCGTAGTTCCTGCCCCTTCTGCTAGCGATCGGTAGCTTGTGAGCATCTCGCCGCGCTCTATTGTAACAAACTGACCATTGACTAACGCCTTGCTTGGTTTCCAGTTTGCAGCTATTAAAATATAGACCCAAATTTTTAGATATTCTGGGCGCTGCTTAAATACCCAATTCTCTAATATCTTACGATGGAGCTTAATCCATGAGTTTTCCATACCATAAATAGGAAACCCAGATACTAACTGATTTTCCTCGGTCATGAATGAACCGCCCGCACCGTCTCCGGTGAAGGAATCTTTTAGCATCTGGGTCGTATTGTCTATGTTGTTGTTCATGTTTAGGAATTAGCAATGTATGGCACTTACGCCATATTTGGATGATATTTCGCTCTGCGCGTTATCCACGCTTTAGAGCTTACGAAGCCATACTTGCCAGTTTTTTGCGAGCAGCTCGTATTCGCCGTCATGGACTTCTAGGAAGGTGTCGATGCCTTGCTTTGGATTGTATGCCGGGCCTTTCCCTGCATCCCATTCATAGTCGTCAAATGCCAAGATACCGCCTTGCTTGAGATACTTCCATCCCTTCGCGCCGTCTTTCCATACCTGATCTGCGGTGTGGTCGCCATCGATGTATACGAAGTCAAACTGATTACGGTCGAGTATATCCTTGTAGCTCTCAAAAAACTTGTCTGACGTCATACGAAAGTACCGCACCTTCAAATATGCCCGTAGTCCGATTCGGTCAAGATAGGTGTCAAATACATCCTCCCAGTCAAAGAGACCGTGCTCTGCTTCATCGCTGCCCTCCCATGTATCCACGTCATGCAGGATCGATTTGTCACCCGTTAGAACATATCTGCATAGCCAATCGCTCGCGTGCCCTACAAATGCTCCGATCTGAAGCGCTTGATAACCTTTGCGGCCTGCTTCTGGCAGCAGGAACTCTGCAAAGTTTGCCCGTGCTACGCGGTCAAACCAGTTTGGATAGTCAGTCATCTACCCTCCGATTATGCAGATACAATTCTAGTCCGATATACAGTACGAGCATAATCAAGCAAATAGCCGTACCCTTGTCTATTGCGTCCATTTGTCCTCCGTTATACCTCTTGTGTTGAAATTCCGGCTTCTGCGAACATCAGCCAACCTTGCTTAATAGAATCGTGCCAGCGATCAGCGTACTCGTTATCTGGCTTGATATAAACTACCCTAGTAATGCCCCGCTGTATTATGTGTCCAGCGCAATTAGCGCACGGGGCAGCCGTTATGTATATCGTGCATCCTTTGACATTGCCTGCGAAATGTAGTGCATTGGCCTCGGCATGGATAGTGCGGTATAGCTTTTGATCGCGCGAGAAGCCAGATGGCTCAATGCATCCCTTTGGAGCGCCGTTATAGCCGCAAGAGACGATCCTGCGGTCTGCATCGACTATTACCGCACCTACCTTCGTGCTAGGATCTTTGCTCCAAGTCGCTACAAGCTGCGCTAACTGCATAAACCTTGCATCCCACTTGCCCATCAGTCCTCCTTTAATACGTTTATTCGTGGTAAATCCGCTCCGATTATGTTGCACGCATCATCAATCGACCGTGCTACGCCGTACTGGCCCCTCCAATGCGCTGCAAACTCGTACTGATCTTCTGTGAGCTTGCCTTTTGCCTGCTTTACTTCGATCATGTAATTGCGTCCGCGCCACCCTACCACAAGATCGGGGAAGCCCTGACCGACTGCGCTCATAACAGCAACAGACGCCCCAATCTTGCGAAGGTATGCTACTATCTCCTTCTGGTTTATGTCCACCTTTGCTGCCCTTTTCATAATCAGAAGGGAAGATCGGTAGGTTCGGCGATAACTGTTGCTTTGCTTGCAGGTGCGTTCTCGCCTAGCTTGTCCAGCTTCCAGCAATCGAGCGAAGTAAACCACCCCATACCGCCTTCGCGCTTCTGGTAGCCACGTCCGCGCAAGTTTACGCGAGCCGTAACGGTATCGCCAACCTTAAAGCGGTCTAGCTCCTTGCACTTGTCTTGCGTAAACTGGCATTCCAGTTCCTGCGGGTATTCCGATTGCGTCTTCACTACGAAAGATCGTTTCTGAAATGTGTCTTTTACCTGCTGCGTCTGTCCAATGTGGATCAGCTCTCCAGTGATGTTTAGTGATTCGCTGCTCATCTCTTGCCTTTCAAGCGCAATCTTTGCGCTATTTGTTGTAGAATATCACAAGCGGCTCTGTACTCCGCTTCATCTCTGCTCATATTTGCTTCGTATTCGTAGATCCCGGCTCTTTCGTGCCAATCTACAAGCTGATCGTCATCAAACCTCGCTACGCAGTGGATAACGAAGTCGGGGTCTATTTGTTCGTTACTCATAATGTCCCATATATTCGTTCACCCTTGTAAGTGAGTGCATGACTCCTTGCTCCCTCCGTGAGCCGTCTGACGAAAATCAGGCGGCTTTTTATTTGACCCATTCGCCCAAGCTGTTCTCATAACCAAAGACAGTCGTAGACAGTGGGTAACGTGAAAGCACGCTAGATACATCCTTGCCTACCGCACTACGCAGCTTGCTATTGTGTGCATCTTTACGCTTGGCATTGTCTACAATTGATTCTACAATCTGTACTATCTCGCGCTCGGCTGGCATACTGTTGATTCTATCGATCACCATAGCAATATACTCCTTCGCTGCTAAAATAGCATCGCGCTCGTTAGTAGCTTCGTTTACTATAAACTGCTTGCGATACCTGCCGCCCCGTTCTAACGCTATCGATGCTCGTATAGCTACGACCTTACCAGATATTGTTACTCTTTCTATCTTTTGCTTCATAGCGCACCAATAAGCCAAAGGAAGAAATACAGTACGCACATAAAGCCAAACAAGCAGATAAGAGCCACCATGAAAAGAATGAATACGACTGCATCGGCTGCGGTTCTGGCTATGTCTACCTCGTTACGCTCCTTCATGTTTGCCCCCTTTATATGGTTTGTAGTTAGCGCAATAAAATCCGTCTGGTATTTCTATCTCTATCTCGATAACGTCGCAGTAGGCATAGGGGATAGAAATCGTATAGAAGCCCTCGTAGCTTAACTGATCGCGCTCGTATTCTTTCAATCGGCTGCAAGTTTTGCAAGTGCCGTGGTTGTTATCGTGCATTGTTGATTCCTTGTGTTAAAATTAGGGGCTTTGGCTTCCCAACCTCCGCCCCTGTTCCAAACCTATACCACGTCGTGGTACTTGCACAACCGACATCGCAGGGGCATTCCCTGCTCTGTTAGTTGTAGTTTAGACCGCTCTTTGCGGCCTTTGCTTTAATGCGCTCGTGATGCGCTAATAGATTGTGCTTGAATTTGCTAGCTTCTTGCACAGTCGTAAAAATCTTTGTTATTGGCGTTCTACCGTCCGTTTGCAGGCATTCTAGACGGTATTGCCTTCTGCCAGTTCTAGAGTTAGTATCATTATTGATGCGAAGCCAAAGATCAGCATTGCCGAGCTGCTCTAATTTGCTAAATACGAGATAACCTCCGGCCTTGTCATAGAATCCCGCTACTGTCTTTGGCTTGCTTGTGTGGGCTCTTTTGCCAGTGCTTGACAGATCAGCTTCAAAAGGTAGTCTGACCATCAATGGCTGCTGGTACGCTCTGCCTGCCGTCTTTTTTACCGTCTTTTCTACCGTCTTTTCTACCGACTCAATGCCAAGCCAGCGCCGTAAAAATGATCTAATACCCATTACTGCTCCCCTTCCGTTGGTTTGTAGGTTAGTTTTTCCAGCATTACTAGCGCCGGGTTGTTTTCTTCGCAGTCTTCGTATGCATCGTTGAGCAATCGCATGATCTGGTTTGCAACTTGCATTGTTGGCAGGCAATCCGCAACGCATAAATCAGCGTCAAGATCGACCACGGAATAGAATCCGCTGGGCTGCTTCCATGTTCCTAGCTTTCTCATCGCTGCACCTCCGTATATGCGCCCTTGCTCCATACGAGGTCAAGCTCTTTTGCACGTCGCGCCACGTATTCGCGGATCGGTGCTTTGATGCCTTCGTCTACGCTCTTGATTTGCATCACAATCGCCGTTAGCTCTTCTGGCCCCGTAGCGGCGTCAATAGCCGATAACCACTCCGTTATAGCTTCGTCCTGCTCTGACGTCGTAGCGGGCTTTATAGGCGGCAATTCAATACGTTCCGCGCCTTGAACTTGCGCAACTTCCTCTTCATCAAGCATACCCAGACCGCATGCGCTCAAAATAGCGCGTCGCTTTGCCTGCGTTGCTGCCTTCTTCATGGCATTGCTTGCCGCATCGCCGCGCATACCTCCAATCGTAACAGCCCCTATGTCCTCGGAGTAGCTGCCCGTTGGTGTCTCGCATCGCGCCGTTACTACATACTGATCGCCGATAACTTCCCGCGCTACAATCGCTACGCGAAGGCCGCGAATAGATGTTAGCTGCGCCGTGCATGTCTTGTTAGCGTACAGCGTGAGCTTGCCCGATAGCTTGATAAGATCAAACGGCTTCTGGTATGGGTCTAATCCCACGCGCTCGCATACCAGTTTGTAGTATTGTATGCGCTGTTCCTGTGTCATTGCGGACAGATCGCCGTTTACTACCAGCGTCTCGAATAACGCTGCCGCCTGCGACTCGTTTATAGATGCTGCGACCGCCGTGTTAGTCGCTGTAATTGCTTGGCTCATTTTACCTCCAACCTTGTAGTGTTAATTAACCTTGCCCCGTCCACCGGTACGCCGTTCTTGAGCGCATCGGCAATTGCTTTCTTGTCTATCGTAAATGATACCTTCTCTACCTTGTACTCGCTAGGCACTACCACTTCTTCCAATATCTCTACCTTTGGTGGGTTCTTGCGTAGCTTTAGCGTGTATAGATCGGTAACAACTTCCTTTACCTCTACCATTTCCATATAACGCTTTACTGCGTTCTCAAGCCGCTCTGCCCTTGTTAGCCGCTCCATACGTAGGTTGTGCAATCTTGCTAGCTCTTGAATGATTGCTTCCGCTGACATCTTAAGATTCGCCGCGATGTCCATTGCCTGCACAATATACTCACGGAAGTTCTCGCCCGCTTCTTCGATTGCATCTTCAAACATTGCCACAACTTCTGGGTCGTCTGTGTGCATCATTTGATTCATTAAATCGGCTAGCTTGTACGCCGCTCCGCTGCTACTCGTGAATGTCTGCTTGGTCTCTCGGAAAATCATTTCGTGCCCCCTTGTAATGCTGTGTTAGTAGATGCGTGAGTTGCTTCTGTGCGCTCCTGTTGTTTGCTTTGGCGTCCTGTAATAAGAGACGATGGATACTCGCCGGCAAACGGATCATCTTGTGCCCCTGCAATTTCGTCATATTCCTCCCATGTGTAAGTACGTGTAACTCTTTTTGTGTCCATTTCGACTAGGTGCAAATATCGCTTTGTCATGCTCATCTCGCACCCCATAACGTAACGGTCTGTTCTGGCTTAATAATCGGATCAGGTGTTGCCGCTACTGCCAATGCTGATAGCGTGATAGCAAGCAGAGCGATCAGCCCTACGCCTACCATATACAGCTTCTGGCGATACGATGCGCTCAAGTAAGGAGCCACGCGCCAGTACGTCTTGCCGTCTGCGCTGCGTGTTGTCGTGAATTCAATGCCGATGTTCATGATGTTACCCTTGTGCAATTGGTGATTTACGATTGAGATTACGGATTGCGCTGACCTCTGACAATCCAATAGCTGATATTTTGCGTCCGCTGCGTGCCGTATACGTCGCTATGTAGACGTTGTGCATCCCGCGCTGCATAGAGTGCTGTTGCTCAATGCTGATAGTGATTGTTTGCTTGTTCATGATACTACCCTTGTAAAAAGTGAATGATTGCAGTGTAGGATGCTGCGCCCCGTGGTTAGTTACTTTGCTGGTTGAAACCAAGCGTTGTCTAGGTGTTCTACTTTTGCACCGTCGCAGATCATAGCCATTGCTTTGAGTGATGATAATGGATATGTGCGGAAAGCAAAGCGATTGTAAGTATAAAAACGCTCGCGGCCTTTCTTGTCAAGCTTTACATATACTGTTGTGTTTGCTGAGTTTGTCATTGCCGTGCCCTTGTTAAGTGTGAACTTGATTACGTCACAAATATACGTAAACATTTTGTTTACACAATAGCGAAGTGAAAAAAAGTGCAATTTTTTTTAAACCATTAAAATCTAGCTGATTTTTTGGCCTTTTTAAAAAATTTCAAAAAATCAAGCAATTTTAAAAAGTCTCACTTTTTTTGAGGGATTTAAAAAGCGCAACTTTTTTCGTGACTTCTAAAAAGTGCAACTTTTTCTGTCGGTTTCAAAAAGTGCAACTTTTTCTGTCGGTTTCAAAAAGTGCAACTTTTTCTGTCGGTTTCAAAAAGTGCAACTTTTTCTGTCAGTTTCAAAAAGTGCAACTTTTTTTGGGACTTTCAAAAAGTGCAACTTTTTTTGTCAGTTTGAAAAAGTGTAACTTTTTTTGACGGTTTCAAAAAGTGCAACTTTTTCTGTCAGTTTCAAAAAGTGCAACTTTTTTTGGGACTTTCAAAAAGTGCAACTTTTTTTGTCAGTTTGAAAAAGTGTAACTTTTTTTGACGGTTTCAAAAAGTGCAACTTTTTCTGTCAGTTTCAAAAAGTGCAACTTTTTTTGGGACTTTCAAAAAGTGCAACTTTTTTTGTCAGTTTGAAAAAGTGTAACTTTTTTTGACGGTTTCAAAAAGTGCAACTTTTTCTGTCAGTTTCAAAAAGTGCAACTTTTTTTGGGACTTTCAAAAAGTGCAACTTTTTTTGTCAGTTTGAAAAAGTGTAACTTTTTTTGACGGTTTCAAAAAGTG